CATTTCTGGAATGATCATTATAGCTGTGCACCTGCAATTATAGTCCGTACCTGGGAGCAATGTTTTACCGTCGCAAGAAGAATATAAACCCTCGCTTAAGAGATATTCTTTTCCGTCCCTTGCTTGGTGGCAGGTTCTTGTGCGCTCATCTCCAGCGGTTCGCCATATCGCTTTCGTAATCCCAAGATTCTGCGCCCGTGCTTTACTGGTCAAACTGTTGAAAGTGCTGATCTGCGTCCTCGCAACCATCTTCGCGTGTCCCTTGCGCTGCTCAACCATGCCATCAAACTGCTCCAAAATTTCCGGCAGTCCTTTTCCCTCTGCCATTTGCCGGAGTGTATTGCTGGTCCACTGTTGCAAGGTGTCATCACGCATTTTCTTGATCCATTGCATCGTTTCGAGCTGGTAGGCTTTGATCTGAGATGTCAAACCCTCGGTAGCCTCAAGCTCTTCGCGGCTGATTCCGATCTTCTCCTCGGCGCGGCGGTAGAATTCGGACTTGTTGCGATTATCAACCTTGCTTGTGTATTTCTTTGCAAGATTTTCAATGCGCTTATCGTCAAACTGCTTCAGCAACTTCCTTCGGACTCGTGCGGCCATGGCCAGAAAAATCTTGGCAAAGTTGCCGACCTGGGACGCGTCCGAGAATTTACTTATTGTGTCTTGGTTTAGTTCCTTGAAAATCTGAGTTCGCCAGCGTTTCGACATTTGATCGACCATGTACTCAATGGCGTTGCCGAACTGGCGTATCTCAGAGCGTGGCGGTTCTGGAGATTTGATTTGTGCGCCTTTGGGTGCTTTGACTTCACGCTTCATCTGGGGCTCCCGCCATTAATTGTTCAAGGCTCATCTCTGGGTTGTCAGGTTCCGGCTCTTCATCCGGCTTGCCAAACATCTCGTCGAAAGCGTCAACCTCGATCACGCCGTGAGTCTCAAGATACTTTTCATAGTCAAGCCCCATCTGCCACAACACCAACGCGCTCTTGATAACCTCCGTCTCCTGCGCTACTCGGTCTTTGTCGCTCTGGCCCTGATTCTCCTTGAACCAAACGGCACCACGCCCGCAGAGTTGCATCAGCCGGTTGATCTTGTCGAGCAGGTATTCGGATTGCAATGCCTTAATTGTCTGCATGTCAACTTGCCTGTCGCCTTCACCGGTTGCGCTCAGGCCTTTTGGCGGTTCTCCGACCAACGTTGACAGTGATAAGCCCGTGACCATTGCCAGCCGGCGGAGGGTTATCATATCGGACTCGGCCAAATTGGTTAGCGACTGGGTGATACTCTCAATCGCGTCCTCCTCATCCACTATCCCCGCACCGTAGATCGAGCGTAGGTTTTCAAGTTCTGAGAAGTACTGGATCAGGGTCGACTCTTGCTTGTCTGCAAGCAGATCCTTAAATCCCTTGATCTTGTAAAATATGGTAGATGATTTTTCAAGCATGGCCGGAACTGCCCGTTGAACAATCTGATCACTGAGCAGCTCATTACGGATAAGCTCAAATTCTGATATGCCACCGAAGAAATATTCAGGCGCGTCGAACTCGACCGGCTTGAGGTATGTCATATCAATAACGCGGCTCGGGTGTATAGTGAAACCCCGCACCGAGTACGCCTTGGGTTTGAAATAGTTCGGACTGCTAAGATTGTACTCGACCGACTGAACATAAATCATGTCCCCGCTGAACACTTGGAACCTGACCTTCCCCCAGTCATTGATAGTCGGCAGCGGTTGGCTCATGTCTGCGCCAGGCTCTTGGACTACTATCAATCCGCGCCCGAACGCCAGCATGAATTTACATGCGTCTTTGACGTGTTGCTGCAATCGTGCTTCGTAAAAGTCTTTATCGCCCTCGCTCTCGAACTGCATCGTGCCATTGAGCGCCATTCCTGATTTTGTGCGGATGATTTTGCTACCGACGCCGGTCTTATAGATTGCCCGCAGCTCGTCCCAGTCTACACGGGAAGTTGTCATCCGGTTGGTGGCGTGGGCGTTGCGGCGGTTAGCCAGCTTGCTTGTCAGGCTGGTAAGGCCGTCGGTGAATAACTTTGGGATGCTCATGTTTTCCTCACAATATCCTTGAATAGTCAGTGATTGTCGAGACTCCTGGGGCAAATTGTATCATGGTCGCGTCCCCAGCGTTTGGTGATTTTGTACCGTTTGGTGCTTTGTTGATTTTTCATCTTGCCAACATCGTTAAATCCGTATGTCGGCTGGCTCAGTTCATTCAGTAGTGTCTGCCGGTCATTTGCTGGGATATCTTCGCTTATACTTATCAGATCATCGGGGTTGTAGTCCATCCCCTCGACTACTGCCCGGTAAGTATTTTGAAACCTCGTCCTCAAAGACCACCACCCCTGAGCTTTCAGGTTTAAGAACATGTCCTTGTTTTTTCTTCCCTTGATCATCTCTTTTTCCGGGTTATGCACGACCCCTGAGCCACGAAACTGATGGACTTTCTTCTGATGCTGCTTTGCTGCTTTTCTCTTATCATTTATCACACGGGCATCACCCCTGACACCTGCTCCGAGCCCGTCGGCATCGTACCGCATTGATTCAAGGTTCTCAGTATCGCATATTGAGAATGCCTTTTCCACTGTCCCATAAATATCCGACCCCTTGCCGCTCCATATCCGTATAGACTCAATAACAATGCCGTGTGCTGAAACAAAAGCGTTTTTATCTTTTCCTTCATCCGCTACATCGAGTGACCCCGATCTCTTGCCGGTAGGCTCAATCCCTAATTTCCGATGTGCGCCAATTGCAGCCTGTGCCCACTCTGACGGAATCAGCACGCCTTCGACTGATGCTTGGTAGTTGATGTCTATTTCCTGAGCTATTGTAATTGCGTCAAGTTCGTTGCACTGCTTGGCGTACCATTCATCATCTTTGCGCGGATCGTCTCGCCAGTGGAAAGTAAACACCTTCACCATGCCTGAATGCCGCTTCTCTGCAAACGGGTTAGCCATTCCATGAGGGGTGCTCACATCAATGCGGCAGTTTGTTGTCTGGGATAGTGATGCCTCGACAAGTTCAGGCCTCTCTAAAAACGCTGACTCATCAACAAAGTACAGAGATGATCTATCCCCCCGCCCGATTCCATCCCCAGCCTCCCCGCTGATACTCGAACCGGTGTGCGCGAAGTTGATACGCATGTGCGGCGCGTGCTTGCGTGGATCCCAGTCAGGACGGAACTCAGACGGCACATTCTCGATAAACTTTCGAGCCTTCCAGAACAGAGACTTCGGGCTGCCGATCCGGTCGACATATTCTTCCTTGCGACTGCCGAATCCTATCATCATTCCATCGTGGAAAAGACATAGTGTAGATGCCAGTCCGACAGACAACCAAGAAAGGCCCATGTCACGGGTTTTTTCGGTCAGTCCGTTCTCTTGACCTTTCCAGCGGTCCATCGTCCATTGTACCCATTCTCGTTGTCGCGGGAAAAGAATAAAGGGAATAAGTGCAGGCAGGCCTCGCTCTACATTTCTTGGATCGACGGTTACTCCCCAGTCTGAGATAAAGTCTGCGGGGTTGTCTCGGTAGTATGCTTTCATCGCGGGAATGCAGGCGGGATTCTCGCGGATGCGGTTTAGCCGCCCTACTCTGTCAGTAAAAACAGGTAAATAATCTGGGTTTTTAAAGTCGAAGTCATTCATCCTTACCCATGATTTTTTGGTATTGCTTCGCGGCTTCGATCGCGTCAACTGCGGTAATAGATGGCCGGGGTGTCATGCTGCCATCCTCGCTCGTGTGGTTCAGATTTTGCTGGTCCCTTTGGCCAAGATATTGTTTCCCCCAGCCAGATCAGCATTGTTGGGTTTCTGTCCTCTGTCGCTAAAATGTATTGTGCGCGTCGTATGCTTGTCTTCCCCTTGACAGATTTTCTTTTATTATAATTCCGAAAAACCTAATTCCGTATTTTTTACGTAACTTGCGGCCTGTATGGTGTCGTCAGTACATCCAAACCAATCGGCAATCTCCACCTGAGTGCATAGCATCATACATAGCTTATCGAACTCATCCCAATCTATTTCTGTCAGTGGCCTTCCGTTTGCTTTTGGCTCTTTATTCATAGGGCTCCTCCT